TGTACCACACTAACTAACGGTTATGAAGTATCGTTTAGATTGAAATGCGGTTATGCAGAATCAGAATACACTGAATTCTTAAATCACATAAATTTCAAGTATAATAACAGTTTTGGTGGACAAAACTTATACGGAACTATCTGGTATTCAGACGGTAGTTGGTCAGAACGAGGTGAATACGATGGTTCTGAGTGGTGGGAACATAGAGTTTGCCCACAAATTCCAGTTGAACTTAAATACGGAGCTTAGTATGAAAACAATTTACGCAAACAACAGCTATGACAGTCGTAAAGAACTATGCTACGCAGAAGATACCATTGTACGAGCATTTGAATCAGCAGGTGTGCAATTTACCAGAGAAGATAATCGTTTTATATCTGTGGACAACGAACTAGAAGTTATTATCTTAGATACCTATTTAAGCAGTCATAAAGGTGAGTTAGTTTTAACACAAGGTAGCTTATTCTATGCTATTGAAAGTTTCTTTAAACAATTGTGGAAGATAAAAACAAAGTCGTTTCACAAGGTAATGAAAGTAATTTTCACTGATACCGATGATATAATTGAAGTAGGTATTGATTTTGTTACCGATTGTGATGATTGGGGTGACGAATATCAAAGCATTGATGATATTGTGTTTCTAGGTAGTAATTCTGTCACTTTATCAGGTGAAGTTACTCGTCAAATATGTGAACAGATTGCAAACCTGTTCGATAATTACGTTGACTTTGATGATTTTATGGAGCTGGTAACTGAAATTGAAGTGGAGATTAACTAATGTTTAAATTATACAAAATTTTCGATACAGGCAATGCCCCGTATTACTCAACAACACCTTCTGACATCTACGACAGTGTTGAACTGGATGAATGGGAATACTACGAGTTCGATGTTAGTAACGAAGCTCTATTTAATCGTGCAATGTTCGTCTACGCAGACTATTGTGAAGATGGTGTTGGTTACGATGACCATCCATCGTTTGATTTAAAACCACTAACTGTGTTAGAATGCGATACTTACGATGAAGATGGTGTATTTATAGGTAAACAATACTCAGTCGTAAAACGATTCTATTCACCGTTAGATTGTAACGTAGGAATATCTTTCAAGTTCCCTTATAAACTTTATTTTATTGATGTAGGAGTATAGATATGATTTCTTTCAGCACAAACAACGGTAGCAATTATCAGTTTAATAATGATAATGTAGTAGGTATCTGGAAAGGGTTATCCACTAGAGGCAGACTCGTTAGAATATACACAACAGATGCAAAGATGTATCAGTTTGAAACAGGAGAGCATAGTTCAGATATATCTGACGTAGCTTATGACAACATCACATTAGGAGAAATAAAATGAGTAAATTTGAACAAGTTATGTGTGTGCGTAGTTCACAGGTAAAAAATAAACTTCATCAAGGATTCAATCCAGTTGAAGGTAACGAAGTTGAAAAAGAAGCGTGGTTTAATTCTATAATTCCCCCACAGGAAGTAGTGATTGGAAGCCGTCACTGGTTAGAAAAAGACAGCGATTACTTGCAGTTGATACCTAGTATTGTATTTCGTAAGCCAGATGGCTCAATTCTTTACTACCAGCGTGTTAAAGGTACTGGTGAAAGCAGATTGCTAGGTAATTATTCAGTCACGGCTGGTGGTCACTTGGCACTGCAAGACCTGTGTTTAAAACACGATAATTGTAATTACAAAACAAGTGAAATTGAAGTTATTGATTCGTGCTGGAATGGTATCTATCGTGAAGTACAAGAAGAACTTGGTGTTGACCTAGATTCAATTACTGATACTGACTTTGATACCATGTTCAGTGAGTTTAAAGGGTTTATCTATGATACATCGAATGATGTTGGAGCTAAACACATAGGTCTGCTATTTGTGTTTGATGTAGAAGATGTTGAATTTGACACAGGTATCGCTGAATCTGAAGGTATGTTATTGAAAGGTTTTGATACACCACACAGGTTATCGCAACATCACGACTATGATGCAATCAACATGGAGAACTGGTCACGAATTGTATGTGACTATCTGGATGAAAATGAAGTTTGACATAACGCAATAAAATGAATTAAAATTCAATCCGTCGAGTAATTCGGCTCGGCGGAAATTTAAATCTACACTAGGACACTGACAATGAAAGACTACAAACACTTAGCGAACTATCCGCTAGAACACAATAAATTTTACTTAGGTGACTTCTTATTTGGTGTATTCTACGGTATCATTATTACATTGGTTGCGTCAGGGTGGTTAAAATGAAACACGAATTTAGTTGGATCACACCAGAATACTCAGCACAGGTTATTGTGTGGGTAGAAGGAGAATGTGAAGTTGAATTCCTTACTAGCTACGGTGATGAAGGAATTAGACCAAATAACTTTGAACACACAGTAGTAGAATATGTGTTAGACTGGTACAACTCGAATGATTGGCATCAGTTCAAAACATTTACAGTTAAAGATTATATTTTAGGAGAATAACAAATGATTTCGTTATTAGATTTAACTGTGAAACCGAATGAAGATGTGATACTTAAAGATGTTGCCACATTACACTTAAAATTAAATAACTGGGATTATTCTTTTGGTGTATTAGGCTCTCATACTGATGAATTCTTAAAGCAATTTAAAAAAACAATCAAAAGTATTTATGATAATCAATCAACATTTAGACGTATAGATGTGAACAATAGACGATTTCAAGTAGAAACCTGTGTTATTCGTGTAGTGGGGTGGAGTGGTATTAAAGAAGAATTCAGTAGTGATAGACTACGATTAGTTTTAGATATGAATGATGATTTAAGAAGCAAAGTGATAGAATTTTCTGAAACACTATCTAATTACTCAATTAACTAGGAGAATAACCAATGAAAACACTACTAGCAGCATTAAAATCAGCAAGTAAACGTAAAGAATCTAAAATTATTGAAATCAAAGATGGTCGTATCTACGCGACTGATTTAGATTCAGTCGTAATCGGTAAAGTTGATTTCCAGCAATTAGGCATCTTTGATTCAACACAGTTTTGTGGGATGTATAAAACTAACTTAGACGGTTTGCATGCGGATGAGGGAATTTATTACCACAATCAAGTTCCTTTAACGTACTCAACTGAATCTAAATTAGACGTGGTTATCAACGGTCTACCAAACTGTGATAAGCTACTCGCGTCACTAACACCGAATCAGTTAGCAGCTACGCTAACTGATTCTGAAAAATGGATGGCGAAGAACGATGTAAGATATTACTTGAATGGATTAAAACTATCTTTCGATAAACAAACCAACAGAATCGAATCTGCCGCAAGTAACGGTCACACATTAAGTGTGAATGATGTTGAAGTAAACACAGTGTTTACAGATGGTTCGTATATCTTAAATCGCAGTAGCATCGAATTATTGAAATCATTAAAACCTTCAAGTACAATCGACATCTGGTCTTATGAATCGGATGACGAAAACAGACCTGCGTGGGTTAAGTTTGTGGTTGATGATGTAGAAATTTATGCTAAAACGCATGATTCAAAATATCCTGACTTCAGTAAGGTGTTTACACAACCATTCGATGTTGGCTTGAAAATCAACGTGAAAGAGAGTTTAACGCAGTTAAACGGAATTAAACCATTGCTGACTGAAACAAAAGGTATTAGTTTATACTCTGAAGCCGATGGTAAAGTTGCGTTATTTATCGACAACAACCTATTGTGTGGGTTGTCTATGACATCATCAAAACCTATTGAAGTTGGATTTGGTTACGAGTATTTGATAAACTTACTGAAACGACCAACTAACGAAACAACTACCTTCACACTTGCGGCTGACGCGAGTTGTGTTATTTCTGAAACAGAAATCGGTTCAAACAAATACACATCAGTCGTCATGGCGATGCGATTATAAAATTTAGCTCCCCAGCACACAGGTGGGAGTATCATTGGAAATAACAGTGTGCAGTTTGGGTCGCGTTCACGTTGGTTAATAACTACCAATTCCTAGCGTGATGACCAAGCCTTATAGAACCTACTACTGTGAATTGGTGCAGTAGTAGGTGAAGTTTGAATTATTTTAAATATATTGAAAAATATATTTAAAATAATTTGACTTATCGCAAAACATCATTTACTATAAACCACCTTCTGAATTTCTCAGTCGGTTTTAACATTTAGGAGATTTACAATGGCTACGATAAACGCATCTTTCTTAGATATGATTGAGTGGTTTGAACATTATGAAAAATTGTTGAAAAAACCAATTGGTTTCACAATTGGACATGATATAGACCCTAATTCAATAACTAAGGACGATTTAATTAAAATCATTTCATCATGTGAAAATTATTCTTTTGAAGAAGGATACCTTTTTTATACTGTATCTGCTAATGAACTAGATATTGAAAAAAAGAAAACTGAGTATATTACAGGTTTAAAAAGTTCGGTTTTTCAGCTTCGCAAATGGTACAGAACAAAATTAGAATGGTCTGAAATGTTATCAACATGGTTAAATGAACATTCACAAAAATACATCTTAAATTTGATAGTATCGAATGAATTAGACATTGAGTTTGACAATTTTATAAATACTTTGATCAATAAATAGGAGATTTACAAATGAACACACAGATTCAAATCCAAGAAAACATCGATTCTTTGAAATCAGGTCGCAACATCGAGTTCACTCGCTTAATTGAAATGCGCGAAGCGGCATTAGATATCGTACCTGCTGTTAGACGTAATGTTCACAAACAATGCCCAGTGCAAGGTCATGTAGATGTTAGAATGATTTGGGCTAGATACTGCGAATGTGCAACTAGAGAACTCATTGCACCTAAACGCACAATGGAACAGATGCAAGCGTGCAGATTGATTCAAGAACTCGCAACTTATGTATTCACAGTTAAATTAGTTTAGAAGCTCCTCCTACCTCGAACGGTAGGAAATCTACCGTTCATCTTTTTAAGGAACAAGACAATGATTATCGATTTAGAAAGAAAAGTACAACCTGTTATTAAATGTGTACGTTTTGAAGGTTCAAATACCTTAGATGTTATAGAAGTTGTTGGAAATAGTGGTTATCTTGAATGGAAAGATAACGAGTTAATCGTAGGTTGCCTTAATCACTCGTACAGTATTCGGCTAGGTCAGTATATTGTGAGTGATAACGGTAAGATTAGCGTTCTAAGTGTTAATGAGGTACTACACCATTACAACTACATTGATTTTGAACAAGGTCAACAGTTAGAGTACGATTTAGGAGCATCAGTTGAATCAAGAACCGCATTTTTCAATAAAGTAAAAGATTTTTTCGGAGAATAAAATGAGCAGACGTGAAGTTCCAGTTATACCTTTCATTCCAGAAGGTGCAATTAGCTTAGTGGAATTGGTTGATAGAACAGGTGGTTTAAACGCTACTATCGCAGCTAAGATTCGTTCTAAACAGATTGCATCAATCGGTAAGGTTAAATATAAAACCGTTCATACGTTAGTTTTTAATATCACAGATGTCCAATTCATATTGGATTTTGATTTCTCTAACTATGTACCTAGCAAAGAAAGATTCAACAAACGACCTGATTCGCACAAAGGTTTGTATTTAACGATGGCACAACAAGTAATTAAGGTAGGTTTATTGTGAGCTTCAAACCGATGTTAGCGGCTACAATTAAAGATGTTGAGAAAGAGGTTAGATTTCCATGTGAAGTAAGTCTAAAGTTAGACGGAGTTCGCATGATTGTGATTGATTCAGTTTGTTATAGCAGGTCAATGAAAGCTATTCCAAACCTAGAGATTCAAAATAAATTCGGTAAGCCTGAATTCAACGGTTTGGATGGTGAGTTAATTGTAGGTCAACCTAATGCGACAGATGTATTTAACGTGACTACGAGTCAAGTGATGACGATAAAAGGTTCTGCTGACAATGTAACCTTTTATGTTTTCGATATACTAGGTGACAATTTAAGTCGTAAAGATAAACTTTGCTGTATTAGCACTTTGGCTTTCACTAACACTGAAATTAAGACCGTACACAAAGAAACTTGCGAAACCTTATCCGAGCTATTAGATTTTGAAGAACGCTCCTTAAAAGGTGGTTATGAAGGAATTATGGTACGTTATAAAGATGGATACAAGCAAGGTAGGAGTACCATCAAAGAAGGTTATTTAATGAAACTCAAAAGATTTTCTGATGCTGAAGCTATAATCATTGGATTTGAAGAAAAAATGTCAAATCAGAATCTAGCATTCAAAAACGAAGTTGGTGCAACAGCTAGAAGTACAAGTAAAGACGGATTAGTTCCAACAGGTACACTAGGAGCTATTCTTGTGCGAGATAGTGTGTCAGGAGTTGAGTTCAGCATTGGTTCTGGTTTCAATGATGTTCAACGTCATGAAATTTGGGACAATCGAGATTCTTATTATAACATTATCGTGACCTATAAATACTTCAAAGTAGGTATGATAGGGGAAACTCCAAGATTTCCCGTTTTTAAAGGTAGAAGAATGAGTGATGATGTATGAAATACGCAGAATTTAAACGCAGATGTATTGAGCGTACTGATGAAGAAGGCTATATATCCGAAGGACTCGTTCTTAAAATAAACGGTTATGAAGTTAGTTACCTTTATATTGATGAAGATGAGAGAGAATTTATATTCGTTGACTATGTTGGCGGACTAAACCTATCAAACAACATTTACGCATTTGAAGTTGACGAGAACAACGAGTATTTAATCGAATGGTTTGTATTGGAGCAAGATGATGTTAATTCCTGATTTAACAATAGTAGTCAAAGATATAAAAGGTTTTACGACTTTGATTCACATACCTGATGTTATTACAATAACGTCACATGGTGGTCACGGTATTATTATAGTAGAATCACAGAGTACAGGTACTTATGGATTCACGGTTGATGATTGTAAGTATGATTTATACGCAGATAGAGAATATGTGCTAACTAGAGCTGATTTGTATGAGCTGGCTTGCGAACTAGGTTTGTGTGGGGATGAAGATGCCACAGTTTAAAGTTGGTGATAAAGTTATCATAAAATCAACTATTGGTACTACCAGTGAAGTTTGTGAAGTTGTTGGTATTCTTGAAGGTATATTTGAAGGTGTCGAATATCATTTATCTGATGAAACCTATCGTTATGATTATGAATTAGAAGCATGGAATCCAAAGAAAGATTTACAAGGTAAATATGGTTTAAAATTCATAGATTCTATCTATCCGTATGATAAGATAAATGAACACGCATACTACCTGTGGTTAAATGGTTCAGAAGATACTGAAAGAAATTGGTTAGAAGCAGAAAAATATGTGTTGACACAACTCAAATAATGAACAATAATACACCGTACTTTAATTTTGAGGTACGGTTTTAGGAGAGAAAGATGACACAAGAAGAATTTGATACACAGTTTGTTCAACATCAAAGTTTGATTGAACTGATGAACGTAAGTAGATGTTACTTCGATAAATACATAGTCGAAGATAAGTTTCCACAACCAATCCGTGCAGGTAAAACGAAATTGTGGCACAAACAAGCGATTAAGAACCATGAATTATTATTAGAACGAGGTGTTGTGTTATGATGAATTATGATTTAAGTTTTGAAACACTGGGAGAAGTTGAAGTTAGTCTAACTATTAAAAAAGTGATTATGATTTGTAACTCTGGAGAGTTTGTATCGTTAGAGAGTTTATCTAGCGGGTTATATAAATTCGTTACACTTAATACAGGTTATGAAATTTTTAATGGCAGAATAAATAACAGTAGTCGCACTTTCACTGTTTCTGAATTAGAATTGCATAAAATTAAACTTCAATTAGGGTTATAAAATGAACAAAGTATTAAAAGGTATGTTAGACGAGTGGTATATCGAATACAACCGTCTTAAAGAAGAACTTTACGTTATTGGCGATAAAGGTGATAGTATTAAATATAATCTTTATTCAACGGAAGCGTTACGTTTACAACAGTGTATCAACGATGTGTTGATGTTAATTATTGAAAATTTAGGAGAAGAAAAATGAGTATGTTACAAACAGCAATTCACGAAGATTTAAAACAAGGTATTAAAATGGTAGTGCATAGCACAGAAGGTCTTGGAAAATCAACCTTCATTGGAAGTTTGAACAATACGCTGTATTGCGCTGCTGAAAACGGGTATCTTAACCTTGATAAGTCAAGAAATACCATTGTTCCAATTAGCGATTATCCTTCAATCTTAGCTCTTTTTTCTGAAGTAGCTGAGTTGATTGGAGCTGGAACTAACTCCTTTGAAAATATTGTGATTGACAGTTTAACTAGCATTGAGAGAATGATGACTTCTTATGTAGTGTCATTAGACCCTAAAATGGCTAATAATAAAGGAGCCAACATCAATAAAGCATTCGATGCGTATGGGAACGGTGTAGCCGTATTGAATCGAGAATGGTCGTCGTTTCTTCAATGGTTGGATTACTTTTCAAGCGTTGGTATTAACGTGTTGTGTGCAGCACATTCAGCGTTGACTACTGTTAAAGCAGGTGAGTATTCAGTCGAACATGATTTTATTGATGTGTTGTTGGCTGCCCCTAAAGACCAAGGTAAGCAAGGAGCTAGACACTATGTTAATCAATTTGCAGATGCAATTGGATACATCTATATTACAAAAAAAGATGATAACGGTGTCACTAAACGAATCCTTAGTGTTACACCTAACGATGAGTTCAAAGCTAAAAACAGATTAGATGTGTATGAAGATATTGAGCTTCCTAGACATAATGGGTGGAATGCGTTTGCTGAAGTAGTTTTCAGATGCAAGAACGAAAAACCACAGTACGACTACCGCACAAACTAATTAACTTTTACACAAGGATGTGTACTAACTTTTTGGAAATGAAATGAACAAAAAACATATTGAAAGCCTTGCTGAATATATTGAAGGTTATAGAAGTAAAGAAAATACAATTCCGCTAATTAGAGAATGGTTCGAGCGTCACCCGCAAAAACCTGTAGGGCTTACTGATGAGCAGGTTGAGCGGTTAGGTTATGAAACATTCCAATTCACAGAGGAGTTTTTCTGCGAAAACGAGGATATTGCCACTGCAAGTGACCACGTTAATTTTATAAAAGGTTGGCTGAAGCATGAAGATTTTGTACAACCTAAAGAAGTCCCTGTAGGGCTTAGTGATATACAGATTGAGAGTTTAGGTGCGAGCTTACAGAAGAGCTGTGGTAAAACGTGGGTAGGTTATTATCAGGGATTAGTCGCAAACTGGCTTAAAACCCAAACCTTTGCAAAACCTGTTGAGATTACAAATGTTGAATTAGGTGATGCCTATCAAGCGTTGATGGAAGATTTCCAAGCACTAGAGTTAAAGTGCGGTTCGCTTTCTGACGCGCTGTTAGAGATTGAAATGGAAGGGCAGAAATTCCAGCCTGATTGGTCAACCGCTCCTGAGTGGGCTAATTGGTTGGCGCAGGATGAAAATGGACGATGGTGCTTTTACGATATGAAGCCAGAGACAAACCCAAACGGACAATGGAAGTGTACAGGATTCGGAAGATTCGCAAATTGTGAAAAAATTGTTGGATGGGAGAATACGCTACAACAACGCCCCACCCCACCAGCACCAAAAGTTGAAGTTGGGCAGGAATTTAAACTGCGTAACATTTGTGGCTACAAAGTAATAAGTGTAAAAGGTGACACAGTAAGGTACGAGGTTGAAGCTAACGGTAGTAAGTTAGTTAGCGAACGTACTATAGAAGATTTCCTCGAAAAATTTGAACAGGTGCAATCATGACTGATGCACTTTTAACATTTCTACTTATTGTGTGTTCTGTCATTTTTGGAGAAATACTTTTAGTGTTGGTTCAGAAATACGAAAACAAAAGGCTAATTAAAAGGCTTACCAAGTTCAACCGCATGGGAGGTTCGGAATGAGAAAATTTATTGTAACTTTCGATGAAACTGAAGATGAGGAAAACATTAGCATTGTTGAAGGCGATGAATGCGAAATAACTAATGGAATCTTGCGAATCGGTTATTTCAGAGCCGATATGAATTATGTCGTTGGAATTTATGAGCAGACTGTAGAGGGGTGGGCTAAGTCTAACAGCGTGGGAGGTTCGGAATGATTGAAACAATAGAGCTCTTAAAACAACTTCTCGTCATCTGGTCTCAGATTATGTTACTCATCATTTTGATTGGAGTAACCACTATATTTATATCAGCAGTGATTAGAGCTTTAAAAAGCAAAGAGTGGGGGGGGGGTATGTGATGAATAGGATGGCAAAATGAGAACCACAATCTACATGGCAGGCATCGGAATCGGTGTGATGTTTGCTGAGGTGTCAAATGGCACAAGTAATTTGGGGCTTCTAGCTACGATAATGTTCATCTTGTTGGGAGCAGGGGCGATAGTTTATGACATAGGGGATGATATAAAATGACATCTTTTGATATTATGATGTATCTAGGTATTAGCGAAACCCAAGTAAATATGGCGGTTTATTCAGGTAGAATACCTCCTCCAGACGAAGATGGTAATTGGGATGTAAAAAAAATTGAATTTTATCTTGATAATTGGAAACGGTTGTTAGATAATAAGCGTAACAAAGAAGCAAAGACAATCAATTATGAACAAGGGAGTTTATCATTCCCACGACATACACGATAGATTTTTTATACAGTTTGCTAGGTTCTGTTGTAAAAACCTACATTTTATTTATTATTATTTTGGAGAGTTAAGATGACAAGTTTTTATGCAGATATGGCGAAAACAAACGAATGGAACAATGTCGCTGCACAAGGTGAAGCTAAAGAAAAGTTCCCTAAAGGTGTGTTTAAAGTCGTGATTTCAAAAACTGAATTGAAAGCGGGTAAAAGCGACCCCGATTCGTTAGTTCAGCACATTGAACTGAAAGTAGTCGAAGGTCGTTACAAAGATATGACGATTATGGATTATCCAACGCTTATCAATAAAAACGAAGTTGCTGTTCGTATTGGTAAATCACGTTTGAAAGCGTATATCGAAGCTACTGGTAAAACACCACAAACTTCGTTAGACGAATTGAAAGGTATTCCATTTAAATTGCGTACTGACCACAAATTAGATTCATTTAGAGCTAACGATGGTGGTTTAATTGCTACGGTTGCAACAGAAATTAAAGGTATTTATTCGTTAGCTTCTACGGTATCAGGTGAAGATTTAGAACCTGTATCGTCTAACGACACATTAAGTTCGCCAGCAGGTGTTGCGTTTAAAGCATCATTACAGGGTCAAGGCGGTTCGGTTAGTGCAACCGCGCCTAATACACCACCTTCTGCTCCAAAAGCTCCTACAGCTCCACCTGTAGCTCCTAAAGCTCCGCCTAAACCTCTTGCAGTTGATTCTGGTGAAAGTCCAGATTGGCTCACACCTGACGCTGAATAAGTTTTAACAGCTTGCCGCTAACGATTTCTAACCGATTGTTAGCGGTATTTTATTATCTAGGAGAATTGCAATGGCTACGAATAAACACGTTAAAGAGATACGAAGTATCGCTAAAAAGTGGGATTTTGCTTCAAATTCATTGAATTTTAATCCAGTGAGAAAGATAAACATTTATCGTTTATGGAATCAGTATTGTGAATTACCTTGCAGCTTAATGTTGCGCGAGATTCAAGATTGGTTAGATAATAACGAAGTGAGTTATAAGTTTGAACCAGAGTATTTAGATGATGGTAGGTTTAAAGCTGTTTTTATAACGATTGAATAGGAGAGGTATAATGAATCCGATAAATGAAATTTACAAAGATAAAAAGCTGTTTAGATTGAAAGCAGAATCTAACTCTGAACTGTGGGATTTATGTGAATATGAAGAACTGTACGATAAATTGAAAGACTTTGTTCGCGATGTAATAACAAAGGCGTATTTGATTGGGGAGATGAGATGAATGTTTTAAGTTTGACTGTTTATAGATAGTATGAAATAATATCACTTGTAGCTAGGGTAGCTCCTGAAAGCAGACTTATCACCTGTTGCTACTTTTAATTCGATAATCGAACTTCCCTAACTGATAAAAGGAGTCAAAAATGCCAAGATTAAATGAAGAAACTGGCTTAAAAGAATGTTCTAAATGTCACGAATATAAACCTGCTGAGATGTTTCATAAAAACAAGCCATCTAATAGACGTAAAGATAGCTTACATTCATATTGCAAGAATTGTATTTCTATAATAAGAAATTCAGCAAACTATGAGCCAGATTGTAATTTGAAAGAACTTAAATGCTCTAAATGTAAAGAAACAAAACCTGTTTCTTTATTTGGAAAAGATAAAAATAAGCTGAATGGTTACTCATCAAATTGTAAAGATTGCAATAAAAGTTTAGTTAAACATTATGAAATAGATTCTAATATAAATGCCAAGGTATGTGTTGATTGTAAAATAGAAAAAGAAATTGTCCATTTCGGAAGATGTAAGCGTAGAAAAGACGGTTTGATGACTAAATGCAAAAGTTGTGTAAATAGCGTAGCAAATATGCGAAACGATACTGATGAGAAACGCTTATCTAGGAACACTTATATTAAAGATAAATACGCAAATGACCATTTGTTTGCCATAAAAATGAATTATGCAACTAGATTGCGTTCAGCAATTAGAGATTTAGGGCTTGGAAAAGATAAGAGGAGTATTGAGTATTTAGGAACTTCTATTTTAGAATTTTCAAAACATTTAGAATCTATGTTTAAAGAAGGGATGACTTTTGACGAAAGGGAAAAATGGCATTTAGACCATTTCATACCTATAAGTTTAGCTAAAACTGAGGAAGATATTGATAAATTATCTCATTTTACAAATATCAGACCTTTATGGGTTTATGAAAACTTAAATAAAAGAAATCATGTACCACCATTAGATGAAGTGATTGAATTTTTTAAAAACTATCCTGATTCACCAACTTATAAATTTTATTTAGAAACCATTAGAGGTATTGAAAATGAATGAGAACAAACCTGACTTAAAGTTAGTTGCTTCAACAATTAAAGATATGATTAACGATTGTATTTACAGCGACCAAGGCACATTGTATCGGAAGTATTTACAGAAATGGCTTCCAGAAATTTCTGATGGATACAGAGCTTCGGACGCAAAAGCGTTTAGAAGTCACGCTGGGGCATCCATGTTAGGAGACCCGTGTGTGAGGAAGCAATGGTATAGTTTTCATTGGACTAAAAACAATCTGTTCGATGGACGTTTAATTAGACTCTTCTCAGTCGGGCATTTGTTTGAAGGGAATGCTTGTGCGATGCTTGAAATGATAGGTATTCAAGTATTGCAAGCAGACCCCATAACAAAAAAGCAATACCATTTTTCATTGGAAAATTCACACGCAGGTGGAAGTTTAGATGGTATATTGCGTCATGTACCAATGTTAGAAGGCGATGTGTCTGCTGAATTTAAAACCCATAATGCTGCTAGTTTTAAAAAGCTGGTAAAACAAGGTGTTGAGATATGTAAGCCGCAACATTATATCCAGACAATCGCTGGGATGGAAATGTTAGGAACTAACTATTGTCTATATTTAGCAACTTGCAAGGATTCATCTGATATTTATATTGAAATAATTGAAGCCAATATGTACGCAGCTCGACATCATTTAGAAAAGTTTACTGAAATAGTGTGGTCACAAGTTCCACCAAAACGTATCGCAGATTCACCTATAGCTAAAGAATGTACATTTTGTGACTTTGTTGAGATTTGTCATCGAGCTGATAATTCTAACGTGGATAGGTCGTGCCGTACCTGTAAGTTCAGTTATCCTAGCAGTCATGAGAATGAGCAATCTGAATGGATATGCAATCGTTTTATGTGTATAATACCTAAAGATAAACAATTATTTGGATGCAAAAATTGGGATATTAGAGAATTATGAGTAAATATAAAGAATTACCAAGTCAAGAGTTTTTGAAAGAATGTTTTGATTATAACGAAATAACAGGGGATTTAATTTGGAAAGAGCGTCCTTTATCTCATTTTGCGAATGAAGGTTTTGCTAACATGAGAAATTCAAAATTTGCTAATAAAAAAGTTGGCACGGTTATAAATACAGGATACCTTAGCGTGTCTATTGACAGTGTTAGTTATGTTCTTCATAGAATTATATGGAAAATAGTAACTGGTAAAGAACCTGTCGGTATGATAGACCATATAGATAACAACAAAAGTAACAATAAAATCAATAATCTTAGAGATGTTGATGTTAATACAAATCAGCAAAACAAAAGAAAACCTTCTAATAATTCCACTGGTTATAAGAATATCCATGTATGTAAAAGAAGTGGTAAGTATGTGGTTACTATAACAAAGAGTAAGGTTCAATACTATGTAGGTTTATTCGATGATGTAAATGTTGCTTTAGAAAAACGAGACCTTTTTGAATACGAATTCGCTAATAATACTATATCATCAGCAGGCTGGAATAGTATAAAAAACATCACTTCATTTGATGCTACATTGTCTAACTTAAACAAATTATTATATTACGATAATGGTAATTTAATTTGGAAAGAGAGAGAATTTGGATTATTAGGTTTAACTGACCGCAGTATAAAATGTTTTAACTCGAAATATGCTGGGACTATAGTTGGTGGTAAAACTTCTGGCGGATATATTAGGTTTGAACTTTTTAATAAAAAGTATTTAGCGCATAGAATAATTTATCAGATGTGCTACTCTATTGAAAAGTTACCAGACGATTATGTAATAGACCACCGTGACGGTAATTCTAGTAATAACTTAATAGATAACCTAAAATTAGCAACTAGAATTGAAAACGGGGTTAATAAAAAAATTTCATGTAACAATACTTCTGGTGCAACAGGAATAGGAATTGCTGATAACGGCAAATACACATCTTCACTAAGAATTGATGGTAAGAACATTCGATTTGGAACTTTCGACACACTAGACGAAGCGGTTAGAGCTAGAAGAATTAAACTTGAGGAACGATATAATGAAAAACTTATTAGATAAAGAAAACGCAATGAACGGTTGTGCTAAATGGGGTATTATTATGAACGAAAGCCTATTACACTTCTTACAACACAAAGCGAATGTTGCACCAGAAGGTTACAACTGGATTGCGTCATTACACGCTAACACATGGTATTATTGTGTGAATAATACAAAGGTTGACTTCCATGCTGTTAGACACTATAAGTTAGCTGGGTTACATGAAGGTGACGCAGGTCAATGGTTTAAATTGGAGGATTTGAAATGAGAGTGTGCGAAAATATAGAATTGCTTAGAGAGAGAACTACTAACGCAATGAACAATCACTTGACTATGTTAGGAGACGCTTGTATAGATAGACCTGATATTGCAGAGTTCTTGGATATTATTTTGAACGGCAGTGATGATTATCTAGAACTAACTCACAGCATTACGTCAGCAATGCGAATGTTAGTGTGGGATATTTCAGGAATAGATTTACAATACAGTCCTTACAGTAATAGTTTTATTATTGAAGATTTAAATTCATTTATCGGTAATTACTTTTTTGACGATTCGTATTTCTTACTTGAAAAGAATAAACGTGGTGAGTGGAAATCAGTCAGCAATCCAGATTATGGTTGTCAAGATGTCGAATTGTTAATCAAGTGTGCTAAAGAGAATGGTAAATTAGCATTGGATAGACAGTTAGCGTTTGAGAAGAAGATGGAAGAACGAAGGAAATTAAATGCGTCTAGCTAGCGATGTATTTAATACAGAACCATATTTCACAAGTTCACAAGGAATTAAGTTTTGGGATGATGAAAATGTAAATGATTATCTGAAAGAATGCAAACTGTACGGGTATCAAGCATGGCTTACCGAAGATACCGAAGGCGTTAAAGAACGAATCCTAGTCTGTAGCGGTAGAGTTATTTACGCAACGCAGCAATGGGAGAGTATGTTAAGTCACATTGATTTTATGAGGTTGGCAAATGACTTTGAAAGGTAAGAAAGCGAAAGTGTTAGCAAAGCTAGACGAACTAAGTCCTGACATTTCAGTTAGGTTGTTCTTAGAACACAGTAAGAAGTTCGACAACCTTGTGGCTAATAAAGATTATGGCGGTTATTTATGCTTCCCTTACGATAAAGGACGTTGGTCTGAAGACAAATTGTGGTTTGAGTCAAAAGATAAAGTCTTACAGTTCGTAAAATTGTTTAAAAATGCTAAAGTGGAGTTTGATTATGAGTATGAATCTTAATTTACGAGTAGACGGTGTTAATGTCGATTTGTGGCAAACACCTACTTACATTACCTATATGTGTTTAATGACAAGTAAAGGTCAGAAGGCAAAGTTAGAAGGTAAGAAAGCGGTACGCGCTATCTTTATGTACTTTGAGTGGTGCAAATCAATTCAAGGCGGTTCGATGAATACTAAGAATCACATGAGAGATGTGATGCGAGCTATTAACGCTAGTACAGGAAGTATTGAAGTTTATATGATGTAGTGATACAATTTGTGTACGGTCTAGTTTTAGCGGACGAAAAGCCTTTAGCAAGCCTGACCGTATTTTTAAAATGCTAATCACAATTACCTTAATGCTATAGAGGAATTAAAGATAATGGCTCAAAAATACATTGAATTACCAAGTCAAGAATATCTAAAAGAATGTTTCAATTACGATGAAATAACTGGAAGTCTATACTGGAAAGAAAGACCTTTAAGTCATTTTAAAACCAACCGCATGATGAAGATAATGAATGCTCGTATGGCTAATACAGTAGCAGGTAGTGTTAGCGGAGGTAGATACTTGAGTGTAATTATAAATTTAAAATCTTATAGAAATCATAGAATTGTATGGAAATTGGTTACTGGTAGCGACCCTACTGACCAAATCGACCATATAAATGGTGATAAGTTGGACAATCGTTTTGAAAACTTGAGAGAAGCAAATAATGCACAGAATCAATATAACGTAGGGTTGAATAAAAATAATACATCTGGTTATAAAGGAGTTTCTTTTGATAAATGGTATGGTTTATGGAACGCATCTATAGGGTTTAATAGAAAACAATATAGGATAGGTAGATTTAAAACAAAAGAGCAAGCAGCAGAAGCGGTAATGTTAGCTAGAGAATCATTTCATAAAGAATTTACTAATTACGGTACTAATAATGTCTGAATACATATTACGAGATTATCAAGTTCTAGCTATCGACGAAACCTTAAAATACCTTAGAGCAGGGTTAGGGAATCCAGTTATTGCAGCTCCAACAGGTACAGGTAAAGCAGGATGTATAGCTGGTTTAATAAAGAAACTACTGTTTGATTTTCCAAGACTGAGAATTTTAGTTGTAAGCCATGTAAAAGAGTTGGTACAACAAGACCACGATGAACTTTTAAAATTATGGAAAACTGCACCTACTGCAATTTATTCAGCAGGCTTAGGTTCTAAAGATATTGGTCAAATTACATTTGCAGGTATCGGTAGTATTTGTAATAAACCAGATATTTTAGGTAAAATTGATTTAGTTATTGTAGATGAAGCGCACTCATGCGATGCAAAAGAAGAAACTACCTATGTTAAGTTTATTAGACGATTGGAAGAAAGAAATAAATATCTAAAGGTGGTAGGGTTATCAGCAACTTGCTACAGGTTGGGTCACGGTCTAATTACCGAAAATCACCCTATTTTCAATGGTTTTTCTATCGATTTAACGAGTTTTGAATGGTTTAATTGGTTTATTGAGGAAGGTTATTTAGCAAATCTTACCAGCAAAAAAACCGTGACACAATTAGATGTATCTAATGTTAAAATCACAGCAGGAGATTACAATCAAAAACAATTAGCTGAAGCGGTAGATAAGATTGAGGTAACTAGAGAAGCGTTGAGAGAAGCCGTAGTATATGGGAAAGATAGATTAAGTTGGATTTGTTTTGCTACCTCTATTGAACACGTTATTCACATAACAGATATGCTTAATAATGAATTTAACATACCTAGTGTGGCGATTCATTCTAAAATGAGTGACGAAGAAAGAGATAAAGCTATTCAAGATTTTAAGGATATGAAGTACAGATGCGCCGTGAATATGATGGTGTTGTCAACAGGAACTAATATCCCACAATTAGATATGTTGATTGACTTAGCTCCAACTACTTCTACGTCAAGATATATTCAGCGTTACGGACGATTAACAAGACCTGTGTATGCAAAAGGTTTTGATTTAACAACCAAAGAAGGACGATTATCTGCAATTGCAGCAGGTTCTAAACCTAAAGGAGCATTGTGTTTGGATTTCGCAGGTACGGTATCGAGGTTAGGTTGTGTGAACGAACCAGTGATACCTAAAAAGAAAAAAGAAGGCGGGTCTGGAACAGCTCCAGTTAGAACCTGTGATGTATGTGGTACTATTTCACACCCTACTGTACGCGAATGTCCTTGTTGTGGAAAAGAGTTTCCAGTACAAGTCAAAATCACCCACACCGCAAGCGAAAAAGAAGTCATCGCTACTAAACCTAGAACAGATATTGTGCGACAATCTTCTAATACTTGGTTAGATGTGACTAACGTGAGTTATGCGTCACATTATTCTAAAAAGTCTGGTAACACTAGCTTAAAAGTAACTTATCACACAGGTTATTTAACCGTGACAGAATACGTTACCTTTGAAGGCAGAGCTAAAGGTATTGGGATGAGTTGGTGGTATAAAAGATGCGCAGGATACTTTCCTAAATCAGTTGACGAAGCGTTATATTATGTGCAACAATTAGCTGTACCTGAAAGAATCTACGTCACTAAGAATGGTTCGTATGATAGAGTTTCAGATATTGAAATTACAGATGTTAAACCGATGATTGAGGAAATCAATGAAAACAACGATTAAGCTGAAGAAAGGTCAGACTGCTAAAATTACCATTCGGAGAAAGAAATGAAAATTAACGAAAAACAAACGCTATTTAAAGATGAAATAGGTTATGTGGAATTGTTAGGTGTAATGGGTAATGATGACATTGTGGTAGATGTTGCCCGTGTATCTATGCACAAAGAAGCGTCAATGTTCACAGATGAACAAAATCAAAAGCTGATTAACTATCTTATGAGAGAGAATCATTGGACACCGTTTGGTCATCCACAAATTAGAGTGAGAATGCTAATGCCCTTATTTACAGCCAGACAATGGTTTAAATCCACTGTAGGTATCGTACGCAATGAGGAATCTCGCAGATACGTTGACTACTTACCGCAGGTATTTACACCTGATACATGGCGAGCCAGAGCTGAGAAAGTAAAACAAGGTTCTATAGATGAGCCAGTTTCAAATAATACAATGGTTCAGTTGGCTTATGAAAATAGTATAAAAGTTGCGTTAGAAACTTATGAATTTATGTTAGCTAATGACGTAGCTCCAGAGCTTGCTAGAATAGTATTACCTCAATCTGCATACATTGAGTTTGTAGAGACCGTATCATTACAAGCTATGTTAAGAGTGATTGGCTTACGAACAGAAGGTCACGCACAAAGAGAGATTCAAGCGTACGCAAAAGTCTACGAATCTATTGTAAAAGAGCATTTCCCTATGGTGTGGGAATCACTACATCCTAAAGAAGTTAAAGTTGAAAGGTCATGGTTAGATAAGTTATTGTTTTGGAGAAAAAAATGAACTTAATTTCCTATTCAAAACCGTATATTTCACCAGTAAATAATAAGGTTGTGTTTTACCCAATGATTAGTATTGCTTCAGGTCACATGACTTGCGATAAAGCGATTAAACTATCAAACGATATTCTAGCGACAGTACATTGTGTTAGAATGATTCAGGACTATATGGAGAAATACAAAGATGACGAAGAACAATTGCAAAAACTTGTTGACGAATGCAACGCAGGAATGTACGATGTCATATCACGAAATGGTTGAAGTATTGTCTAGCTATTTAGGTGATGATTTGATTGAACTAAAACAACGTGTGATTGAAAAGTCACACAACGAAACAAAGGACACTTGGGAATGAACAACGAATACGCGGTATTAGTGAAAGGGTTTAAAACACAAGAACAAGCTGATACATTTATCAAATGGTATGAAGGTCAAGGTGAACAAGATGCTCAAATATGGTTTGAAGAAAATGATTTTTCAGCTTATACTGATTTAGAATTAACGTATCCTATTTCATACGATACTATTTTAGATGGTAATCATAATGAAGTAGAGGTGTCTAAGTTGCATCTAAATGTCAAGGAGTTGTAAATGGACTTCAAAACGATGATGATTGAAATCTGTGAAGAAACACTACTCACTCCAGAAGAACTGTATCATTTTAGTTCTTGGATGCAAACTAAGTTCACAGAAGATGATTTCGATGATAACGGAGAGATTTTAGATGACTAATCGAGATTTATTAACGGCTACTAAGAATCAGCGAGCTCTAGTTGCTGAGTATTTACACGCTAAACAAGCACAGGTTAAAACGTTAGAGTTTAAATATAAGATTCTTACTGAGCAGATTGAAAAATTAAAAGTTAAAATTAACGAAGAAGGAGATAGAAAAGATGAATGAAGAACAAGTACAACAAGGTCGTAATGCGTTATTAGAGTTAGGTTGGGAAAGTGAAAGTATTAGTGAATTCTGTCGCTTAACCTGTGAACGTGATGTGAAGAAACAAATTGCTAATGGAATCACACCATACTTGAAGAAAACATCGTTAGACTTGAATCAGTTGCTTAAAGAATTTGATTCGTTGATTGACCACATTGAGGATTTTAATAATGATTAAAGTTATTTCTGGAGTAATTATGTCGATTGTTTGTGCGATGTATATTGGTGTTTTAATTGGTGTCGTTAGTTTGTTTAGTAAGATGATTGGAGGGTAGATGAAACCACATATTCAAGAGAAGTCCGAATCGTTTGTAGTTCGGTATCCTGAGATTGAATCTTTTGCTGAACAACAACTTGATATTTTCTGGACACATAAAGAGGTGAATTTAGAAAAGGACATTAACTCTATTCTTACCGATTTTACAGAAGCAGAGCGACACGGCGTTATAACAACGCTTAAATTATTCACATTATACGAGCTTAGAGCTGGAGATTATTGGTCTGATAGATATACTAAAATCTTTAAAAGACCTGAGTTTAAAGAATGGGCATCCGCAGCGTCAATGATGGAACATTGTGTGCATAAGAAAGTTTATAATAAGATTAACGAACTTCTGCATTTGAACACGGATGAATTTTATACTGACTATGTGAAAGACGAAACCCTTAAATCGAGAATGGAGTTTGTTGAATCTGTAGCGGCTAGTAAGAATGATTTAATATCGCTCAGTGGTTTCTGTTTGATCGAAGGTTCAGTGTTGTATTCTTCATTCTCATATTTGAAACATTTTCAATCTAACGGTAAGAACAAAGTACCTAATTTAGTTAAGGCAATCGACTTCAGCATTCGAGATGAGGACTTACATTCATTAGTCGGAGCATGGTCATTCAAAGCTCTTAAATCGCAGTTAAAATTGAAAGCATCGCATGAAGATGCTCTATTGGATGATATTGTTGAAATGGCTAATGTGATTTATGAGCATGAAGCTAGAATCATCGATATGGTAGTAGAGAAAGGTGAACCTGAAAACTATAAAGCAGAAGATGGTAAAAACTTCGTCAAATCGCGCATTAACTTGTGTATGAACAGACTTGGTTACGATGATGTATTTGTAGTTGAGTCTAATCCTATCGCCGAGTATTTTTATCGTGGAATTAAAAACTACGGTTTCAATGATGCTTTTGTAGGAATGTCAAACGAATATCATCGCGCATGGGATGAATCTAAATTCACAATTAAAGGTAAATATAAAAATGCCAACTAAAAATACACATTCTCCAGTATTTCCAGTAGACGAATACATTGGTTTAGGATTGACTAAACGTGAGATGTTTTCAATACAAATCCTTCAAGGTTTTCTTTCCGCTGGACAATGTGCGGAATTAAGCACAACTAGGCGTGCAGTAGAGTTAGCTGACGACTTATTACAATCACTGGAGTATTAAAATGCCAACTAAATACGCAAAACTTTCAGCAGAAAGAAAAGAATTACAAGCACAAGGTTTATTACCAGATTGGTTTATTACAGGAGGTTATCAGCTATTTAAAGAGAAGTACGAGTATGCTACCAGTGGTCAATCGTTTAAAGGTCAGATTGAACGTATCGCTATAACAGCCGC